TTTTCTTGTAAAAACATCCTTTCCTCATTTTATTTATTTAATTAAAAAGCATTTAATATCATTCAATTTATACTGAATCTCTTATAAGATTTTCTCTCATCTCTTCAGAATTTTGATTAATATAATATGAGTTATCATCCTGATCTTTATCTTTATTTATCATAATCCATTCAACAGGTGTAAAGATAAACATTGATGTTATACCTATACATTCTAATACCCAAAACCACACACTTGAAATATCCAATATCATAAGCGTAAGCAAACCTATACATGCCAATGATCCTATTGCTAGAATAGTTTTCGTTACTATCGTTGAATATGAATATAAAAGAGACAACAATGAATGGATTGAAAAAGATAAACAAAAAGTTATTACAGATAATGTGTGTATCCAATTTTTAACATACCCATATGTACAAACAAGAAAAGTACCATAAGATATTTGAAATACAATAGTAGTATAATACATACTATTACCAAACCATACAACCGCACATTTTTTTGCAACAATATTTTCTATTATAATATCTTGATATTCCCATATAATAGTTAAAGGTATAAATGATACCGCACTCATTGCACCTGTGGCCGGTGGATTGGCTATATATCCTGATATAGAATTGGATTTTGGTTCAGCAAATCCTATGTGTGAAAGAAATGGTAATGACCAAACATATAAAACACCCACACCAGTCATTATTATTTTAAATTTTAAAAAATTATCCATATTTATAAACAAACAAAAAAATTAAATTTATTGGAAAACATACAGAACAAAATGTGAATAAACAGAGCATTTTATCTTTGAAGGATATTTCTAGGTTAGTATTTATTCCAAATGGATAACCATATAAGTTATTTGTTTCATATTCAACTTCTATTTCTAAAGGATCTATGTGATCACTCAACTTCTCCTCATCACATTCATAATCCTCATTATTGTTATCATTATTATAATTTTCATCATTATTTAAAATAGCAGAGTATGGATAATTATATTCATTAGCTAACAAAGGAACATTGTACATAGAATCTTCTATACTCATATATATTTTACAAATAAATATTAAATATATAACTTTACAGTAAATCAATGAAGCTACCGATTATTTGTTTAGCTTGTATTTGTAAGGCTTTAACCATATCTCAATTTAAAAATGAAAGATTACCAACCATTAGACGTGTAGCTTATGATGATAAAAAATATGATAAAGATATTAAAAGTTTTATGATCGATATTGATGGTACTATATGTAAAACTAAAGATAGTAATTACCATGATAGCACACCAATTATTAAACATATTAAATTATTTAATGAATTATATGATAAGGGTCATGAAATTCATTATTGGACTGCAAGAGGTGCTAATTCTGGTTTAGTTTGGGACTATTTCACTATTTTACAACTAAAAGAGTGGAATGTCAAATATACTTCATTAAATATGGGAAAACCTCATTATGATGTTTGGATTGATGATAAAGCTATTAACGCAGATAATATAGTTTCTTATATGCATTATTTAAAATATAATATGTCAGCCTATGATGAATGTATATTTAATTCCAACAATGGTTGTGAAGGTTTACTTTTTTAATCTACGGGATCTTTTTTTAGTACCTCCTTTCTTCTTTTTCTTTTTCTTTTTCTTTTTCTTTTTACTCACTTTATTATACCTCTTGGAAGCACGTCCTACTGCTGAAGGTTCTCTAATCTCTTCTTCTTCTTCTGGTGTTAATCCGTCGAGGTGTATTTGATTGAGACATGTCTCAGCTGTTCTACTCAATTGTCTTAGATCTCGATCCAACATTAATTCCCTTCCATATTGATCTGTAAAAACACTACATGTTAAATCTACAATTACCAATTCATCTAGACTAAATTCCTTACTATTATATATTATATTTAATATTTCTTCCAATGTTACATTTATTTGATCACTTTTGTTTATTTGTGCAGAAACTGCGGGTGTATCACGAATAGCATTATTGACTTTCCATGTTTTTATTACATCATAAAGTTTATCATGTATATATAACATAACCCTATTTTCATATTCAGGTAAATAAGATTCAGATTTATATATTGTATATGTTTTATTAACAATATCAGAATTCTTTTTGTACTCATGTATTTGATATCTGTTACCAAAATATCTAGCAAATTGTACTACATCAGGATCATATCCATCTTGTCTTGGGTCACCCCAGTCTTTAATCATATCTGGTAAATACGGGCCACCTCTTGTATTCACCATTTCTTTTCGAGTTTCAAAACTAAGAAGTTTTTCTTTTATGAACTCGGCAGGATAGTCTGGTTTTTGTATTATTAATTCGTTCATAATATTTCTTATTATATTAGGTGTTCCAGGTTGATAAAAATTACAAATACCTAATTTAACACCATCTAATTTCGTTACTTTAAATGGAGTTATAGTTAAAGGTAATTTACGTTCCATATTTAATTTAACTGTTCCATGAGTTGTTATAAATAAAATCCCTCTTTTCACCATATATATATATTAGATATAATCTCCTTCATCGTCATCCAACATATCTTTATATTTATTCTCAATTTTCTCTATATTCCAACTTAAACTAAATTTAGGATTCTTCATTAATGCTGCAAAGCTTATTGGTAATATAGGTATTGCTTCTTTAACTTTTTCTTTGAATTTGTAACTAGATAAGTTTGAATCATCAAAAGGACATCTTACACCATTTAAAACTGATAAATATGGATTTTCACCAAATACTACTCTTGTATGAAATAAATATCTTATTGTATGTTTCCCCCTATATTCAGGACAATATCCCAGATATATATCTCTTGAGTTATCTTTTTCTGCTGCTAATGTCATTAATTTACTCTCTGTAGTTTCCCAATCTGGAATAGTAGACCATATTTCTAACACTAGTTGTGCTTTTTCCTTGGTTAAATGTCTAACATCTAGATTATCACCACCAAGATCTACAAGTATATCACCAGTAGGGGGACTAACTGGTGGAGCAGAAGAATGCAAAACTATATTATTAAGTTTATCACCACTTCTAATAATAAATCCATTAGCTATCGTGAATAATGTTAAAAAAATGTACATTACTATGCTTTAATACAATAGTTTTAAATTTTTTTAACATTATTAAAATCAATTTTTTGTTTGATCCTAAGTAATTTAGATCTTATTGTAATACTACCTATATCAAATGTTTCATTATAATATATATCATAAAGTGTTAATAAATATTTATTCATTATTTTCTTTATATTTTCATCAGGTTTATAAGAAAACTCTTTTGTATTTTTATTATAATTATAATCTACAATTCCTTCATTGTTAATAAATCCATTTAATTTTAAATTAGCTTTACTTTTATCTACAAAATATAATTGAATATCTTGTTTTTTTAAAATAATAGGGATTTGAAATTTTGCAACATAGGTATTCCCAACTAAGTGAAAACCTCTTGAAAATGTAGTTAATAACATAACCCACATTAGTTTCATTGGTATTATTAATAATATATCTTTAATACTATTTAAGACGAGAATGAACTAGAACGATTCATAACTATTCTAGGATTATCCATTGTTATGAAATCTTTGATTAGCTATCTCGATTAATTGATATGTGGGAAACATCATTTAATACATTTGCTATATAAACATTGATATAGATTTATATTAATAAAATATTTTGGCTCTCTACATTAGAAGGAGTTATTTTAATACTTCTTAATAACAATACTTCATCTTCTGTAAGATTTTTTATAGATTTAATATGATTTATCATTGTAGATAATAACCAAATATATATCAATGCAATAAAGAAATTCAAACTATTTTCCATAAATGATGTTTCACGAAATGTATAAATAAAACTTACAACATGATAACAAAAATCTATTAATAAATAAAAATTATATACCAATATATGTGGATACTTATATTTATTGACACCATGATATCCTGTACAACATAAAACAGTTAAGAATAAATACCAGTAATGTATAAATATTGAAAATACAAAATTTAATGTTCCTTGCACTGCTATTAGCATTTTTATTTTTTTTGAATTTTTGTATATTAATATGTATTTATCATCTAAATTATTAGCAGTTATTATATCTGCCGTAACAATATTGTATTCTTCATTATCTATTTCCTGAGCTATAGGCAAGTCACATACATGTTCTACCTCATCTTCTTTTTCTTCCATTATTATTATTATAAAATATAATAAATAGTTGTTAATACAATTTATTGTATGCAAATTATAATAATAATAGTATTTTGGTTATATTCTATTTTAATTCTATCATTATCAGCATATATATCATACTATATTTCTTACAATTTAATTATTGACTTAATAGATGATTTAAAAAAATATATTATTTATTTAATACTATCTATTATTTACTTTTTAATTCCATATCCGGATAACTATCAATGCAGAATTTCTAATAATGTTTTTAATAGAGCACTACCACAAATAAATATGACTTAAAATTTTAGCATTATAATATCCACCACTTTTATTTATCTCTTTTTTAATTGCTTTTTTACGCACTTTTTCGCCAGAATGACGATTATAATAATTTCTTTGACGCTTCTTATCCCCATGATTTTTATATGTATATAATCCTACATTAGTTCTATCTTTATATTGTTCATAGTCTTTGTGACCAAAATGAATTACTCGTTCTTTACCACTCTCTTTATTTTTAATAGTAGCAGTGTACTTCTTATCACCAGGTCCTTTTTTAAAGTCTACTATTTTTTCTTTCATCTTTTTAATATTACCACCTCCCATTTTAACTTTAGGAACTTTTCTTGTGCCATACCCATGTTCTTTTCTAGCCTTATTAGCAAGTCTTAATGCTTTACTTTTTTTTGAACATCCTTCTTTTAATATAGCATAATCTACTGCAGCAGCTTTTCCACCTGTTATAGAACTTGCTAAACGCGCATTACCCCAAGATTGTGAGGTTTGATTAGGTCTACTTCCTGAACTATAATAAGCACCTTGCCCTTTTTTAACTATTTTACGCAATGCTTTAATAGTACATCCTGTTTTTTTTGCTAAATTCCTTGATGGTGTTATTTTTACTACTTTATATATATTTTTGGCTTTTTCTACATGACTAGATGGTTTAGATTTAAATGATTTAATTTTTTTACGTGTATAATATTTATTTAATTTGTATGCTTTTCTAGATTTATTAATCTCTTTTTTCTGTATATTTTTGTCCAAGTAAGACAATATACTTGGAATATATTTTTTTGGATAATTAGACATATATATATATTTTTTGATAATAATATTATTTAAATATAGATATGTATTTATATTAATGGGTTTATCTGAATACGAAAAAGATCAACTCAAAAAGATGATACAGGCTAACGATACTAAAGATATGACAGATAAAATAAGAGATAATAAACATAGTGTTAAAATTAAAAATAGCATTGAAACTATCATCAAAATGAGAAATGAAAATATGGACTTATATTTAAATAACAAAAACGAATTTGAAAATATTGTTATCAAAAAAGATAACTTTTTATTTAATAATTATACAGATATTTACAATAAAATAATGAAAGATGAAATTGATATTAATATTCTTAATAGATTTTTGTCGTTATTAAAACAAATAGAAGATGGCAAATTAGATCAACACGAGGCATCTTTTATGGTTGGAAGTATTTTAAAAGAAATGTATGTAGATGGTGCTATAAAACGTGCTGAAAAACTGGATGAACAAGCAGAAAAAAATAAATATAAACCTATTCCTAACAAAGAAATATCATGGTCACAATATAAAGCATTACATTCAATTAACTAAGTTTTTTTTTACTCATATTATGAGCCAATATCAACAATAAAGATATAGTTGCAAAATATATCTGAATTTTGTATTTAAATTGCTTGCTTATTTTTTCATGCATAGGATTATAATTTTTATTGTATATATAATAAAAATCTGATAATGATATAACATCTTTACCTAAACTTTCATTAACTCTATTATGTATAAAATGCGTCCATTTTATAAAATCTTTTCTAGAATCTAGATAGGGAATTACTGAATATAATTTAAGTAATTCACTGAAATTATTGGAACTTTTGTTGTCTGGAAGAAACTGAGGCAAGCTTTGAATAAATTTATAATGATCTTTTTTTTGTATAGCATTTGGATTTTTTGGATAATTAAATGCTATAGAATGAATAACAAACCAGTAATGTGGTCCCCATATTTCTGGATTCATACATATAAAATAATATTAAAAGATAGCAATTATTACATATATATGAAATCATTTAACTTTTGTAATAATTGTGGTAAATCAGGCCATATATTCCAATCTTGTAATGAACCCATTACAAGCGTAGGCGTTATAGCCTATCGGAATAGTGAAAATACTAATAATGATGAAAGTATAGAATATTTAATGATATGTAGAAAAGATACATTAGGTTATTTAGATTTTATAAGAGGAAGATATAATTTACAGAATATAGAATATATCAAAACTATTATAGATATTATGACAGTTGACGAAAAAAATAGAATTATAAATAATGATTTTGACTACTTATGGAATAATTTATGGGGAGAGAACATCGGCATACAATATAGAGGCGAAGAGAAAAATGCTAAATTAAAATTTAATCAATTAAGAAAAGGTATATATGTTAATAATAATTATATTACTATTAAATCATTAATTCAAAATAGTAATACTATGTGGGAAGAACCTGAGTGGGGATTTCCAAAAGGTAGGCGTAATTATCAAGAAAAAGATATATATTGTGCATTAAGAGAATTTACTGAAGAAACTGGATACGATGGTTCATGTATTAATTTAATTACAAATCTAGTTCCCTATGAAGAAACATTTATTGGTTCTAACCTAAAATGTTATAAACATAAATATTTTGTAGGTAATATTGAAACTAGTAAACTTCCTTTTTATAAATATCAAGATACAGAAGTTAGTAAAGTTGAATGGAAGTCGTTTGACAATTGTAAAAGATCTATTAGAAATTACAATTTAGAAAAATTAGAAATTATAGAAAGTGTGAATAATATTTTAACCGAAAACAATATATGCATATAAATTATTTATTTGTATAAATTATATATATGAATGAAAGTGAAATTAGAGAGGAAGAAAACTTATTACTTAATAAAGATTATGATTATTTATACCCTAATTTAAATGATCCTAATTTTATAATTAAAATCGCAGAAAAAAAAGAATTTAATGATACTGAATATAATGGAGAAATTTATGATGTTGAAACTCAAGGTGATAAGTTATGTAATGCTCAATTTGAATTAGCTAATCATCAAATCTTTGTAAGAAATTTTCTTTCAAACCAAACACCTTATAATGGATTACTTTTATATCATGGGTTAGGAACTGGTAAAACATGTTCGGCGATTACTATAAGCGAAGAGTACAGAGAATATATGAAACAAATGGGTATTACAAAAAGAATAATTATTGTTGGTAATAAAAATATACAAGACAATTATAGATTACAATTATTTGATGAACGCAAACTTGAATTAATTGATGGAAAATGGAACCTTGTGGGCTGCACAAGTAACAAATTTATTAATGAAATTAATCCTATGAATATGAAAGGTATAACAAAAACTAAAATAATATCACAAGTAAATACAATAATAAATACATTCTATTTATTTATTGGTTATAGAGAATTTGGAAATATGATCGGTAAAAAAATAAATAAATTTAAGAATGAACCTGATATTAAATTAAAAGAGAAAAATATAGAAACTACATTAAGAAATGAGTTTTCAAATAGATTAGTTATAATTGATGAAGTTCAAAATATTAGATTATCTGATAACATAGAAGATAAAAAAGTAGGTCAACGTTTACTAGAAGTTACAAAATATACTGATAACTTAAAATTAATTTTGCTATCGGCTACACCAATGTTTAATAGCTATAAAGAAATAGTATGGCTCATTAATCTACTTAATCAAAACGATAAAAGATCCACGATATCATTAAGTGATATATTTGATAAAACTGGTAATTTTAAAATAGATATTAATGGGAAAAATATAGGTCAAGAAATTCTAAGAAAGAAAATTCGAGGTTATGTATCATTTGTTAGAGGAGATAATCCATATACATTTCCATACAGAATATACCCTTCTGTATTTGCACCTGATAATAGTATTAAAAATATAGAATATCCAAAAAAACAAATTAATGGTAAAACACTTTTACAGAAAATAGAACATGTCGATGTTTTTGCTGTTAACATCGGATATTATCAAAAAATAGTATATGATAAAATAAGCGAAGAAATAAAATCAAAATATGTTAGCATTAGTGAAAATAATCTTGATAAAGGATTGGGATATCAAGTACTTGAAACACCTTTACAAATATTAAATATAACCTATCCAACAGAAGATATTGAAGAAATTAAAAACACATATGGTAAAATTGGATTAGATAATGTTATGAAAAGAAAACCATTATATACAGATTTTGAATACAGCTACTATGAAAGAATTTTTAATATAGAAAATATAGGAAAATATAGCCCAAAAATTAAAAATATATGTAATAGTATACTAACTTGTAAAGGTATTGTAATAATTTACTCACAATATTTAGATGGTGGTATAGTACCTATGGCACTTGCTCTAGAAGAATTAGGATTTTCTAGATTTGGTAGAGATAATCTATTTAAAACACCACCTTCCGAACCTATAGATTCTATAACCATGCTACCTAAAAGCAAAGTTGAGAAAAGTGCTTTTAAACAAGCTAAATATTCAATTATTACAGGTGATTTATCTTTATCTCCAAATAATATTAAAGAAATTAAAAAAATTACTGACAGCGATAACATTAATGGTGAAAATGTAAAAGTTGTTTTAATATCAAGGGCTGGTTCAGAAGGAATTGACTTTAAAAATGTAAGACAAATACATATCATTGATCCTTGGTATAATATGAATCGTATTGAACAAATTATAGGTAGAGGCGTTCGCACTTGCAGTCATAAATCTCTTCCTTTTAATAAAAGAAATGTTATGATATTTTTATATGCTACTTACATTGACAATGAATACGAATCCTTAGATTTATATCTTTATCGATTAGCAGAGATAAAAGCAATGAAAATAGGAAAAGTTTCTAGAATACTAAAACAAAATTCTATTGATTGTATTCTAAATAAAGGCCAAACTAATTTTACTATCGAAAATATGAATCAAGTAGTTAAACAGGTCTTATCAAACGATATAGAAATTGATTGGAATGTTGGAGATAAACCTTTTACAGCATTATGTGATTATTTAGATAGTTGTTCATATGAATGTTTACCTGATAAAGATATACTAGATATTAATTATGACACTTACAATGAAGATTTCATATCATTAAATATTGAAAAAATAATAGAAAAAATTAAAAACATCTTTAAAGATCAATATATATGTGATAAAGAAAAACTTATTAGAACAATAAACTATGTAAAAGAATATCCTTTGGTTCAAATATATTCAGCTTTAGACAAATTATTGAATAATGAAAATGAATTATTAACAGATATGTTTGGTAAAAAAGGTTTTCTTGTTAATATTGGAAACTATTACTTATTTCAACCTATTGAAATAAAAGATGAAACTATATCTATATATGAAAGAACTATGCCAATTAAATTTAAACATCAAAAAATTAAAGTTAATCTACCCAAAAATATTAATAATGTACTTGACTCTTTAGAAAACAAAGAAACTATAGAACCCGATGTTTTAGAAGAAACTAAGGATAAATCATTACCTATTAATAAGTTACTAAAAGATTTACAAGATAAATTTATATTAGCTACTACTCCAAACGATTTTGGAAGAGGAAGCAAAAATTGGTATGAGTTGTGCTACAAAACTATAGAAAGAATGATGGATGATGGAATTGAAAAATATATATTAGAATATTTAATTATTGAACACATAATGGAAACACTATTGATAAATAATATAATAATTTTATTGAATTATTTAAGTAATAAAAAAGAATATACTGACTTTGAAAAATTTATAAATAAATATTTTCAAAACAAAATATTACAGAACGAAAGTGTTAAGGGTATAGTTCTTAATGATAATGGAAAATTAGTTATATTGATATTTAAAGATAATGAATGGATTAAAGCCACTCCTTTAGATATTAGAGATTTAGGTGATTTAATAACCAATCAAATAGAAATACCACAAGAAAGATTAGCTAACATAGTTGGATTTATTATAGAATTTAAAAATGAGCAATATGTGTATAAAACACTAGATCTTGAACAAAATAAATCTGGTGCTAGATGCGATCAATCAGGAAAATCTGGTGTTATAAAAGTATTAAATAAAGCATTTGGAGAAGAAAAATATAATAAAGATAATACAAGTGGTATAAATGTAACACAATTATGTAGCGAACAAGAATTATATCTTAGATATTTTAATTACATTAAAAAAAACGATAATTACTGGTTTTTAACACCAGAACAAATAATTAGAACCAAAATTCTAAAATAAATTGAATAAAGTAAATAAATATTTATAATTATATTATAATAATGGCACAAAAAAATGATTATCAGCTTATGTCCAATAAATCTCAATTATCAAGAAAAACATCCATTCCTCTAAAATATATAGGCGATAATATTAAAAGTATTTTGAATAAAAAACTTTTGCAAGATCTGGAAGGAAAATGCACCATCGAGGGTTATATTATGCCTTCATCGGTTAATGTTCTTTCTTATTCTAGCGGAACTATAGAAGGTGCTGATGTAATTTTTCATGTTGTTTTTGAATGCAATATTATAAATCCTGTGGAAGGAATGCTTATTTCATGTGAGGTTGAAAATATTACTAAAGCCGGTATTAAAGCTAAAATCCCTGGTGAAATATCACCATTAGTTATATTTGTTGCCAGAGATCATAACTTCATGTCATCAAAATTTAACAATGTTAATGAAAAAGACATGATAGTAATTAAGGTAATAGGTCAAAGATATGAAATTAATGATAAATATATATCTGTTATTGCTGAAATTAAAGATAAATTACAAGAAGATAAACCTAATTTAGAGCCTAGCAAAAAAATTGTTAAGAAAAAATCTTTGAAATCCTCTGCTAAACCTAAATTAATACTTAAAGAATAAATTATAATACTGATATGGATATTGAAGAACTTAAAGAATTAAAAGATAATATAGAATTACTTTCAAAATCTTATCAGATCGAAGTTGGAAGATTATTACTTAACAATAATATTCAGATTGATGAGAACAAAAATGGAATATTTATTAATTTAAGTAAAATAGATACACCAACTTTAATTAAATTAAAAAATTTTTTAATTTATGCTAATAGTCAAGAGGATAAACTTAAAAATATTGAAAGTAAACAAGAAGAACTTAAAGATTATTATTTTAAAAATATTAATGAGCATGAACTCAAGAGCACATAATCTAGTAAACAAATTACTTGATTATATGTACACAGAAGACATCAATCTTGAAATTTGTGAAAAAAATCTAAATATTAATAAAAAAAATAATGTAGAAATTAAAAATAAAAACTTTTATTTACCTTGCCAAAAAGATACATTATTTTGGTGTTTCTATAACGTTTATAATAAAAACTTTATGGGAAATAACTCTTTTACTATTGAAAAAGAATTTAAAATAAACTTTGTTGAAATAGCAAGAAAAAATAAAGATACAATTAAAATAAATAAACTTAAATTGAATGATATAGAAGATGATTTAGTTAATAATGATAAAATAACAAAAAAAACATTATTACTACTTTCTATTTATTATGAACTTAATTTTATTATAATAGAAAATTATATATTTTATAAAATTATTGGTAATATTGAAGATAATTCTATCAATATAATAGTATTAGATAAAGACAAATACAAACTTTACATAGGTAATGAAACATATAATTATACTGCTATAGAGGCATATAAAATTGACAAACCCATAAAAGCTATTAGCGGTTATAAAGTTGATGAACTTAGAGATTTGGCGCAAAAATTAGATATTGATATTAAAAATAAAAATAAAAATCTGATTTACCAAGATATAATTCATAAAATATATAATTGAAATTAATTAAATAATAATGTTTTTTATTATTATATATGTCAAAAGAAAAACAAGGTTTTCATAATATCATTAAAAAATATATTAATGATGTTCCTTATGTTAAATCTAATGAAAATAGCGATCCAGAACTTGAAATACGTTTTGGAACTTTTGGTAATAAAAAAATATCTAGAATAGATTTTGACAATGTTTGCAAAAACTTAATATCACATGGATTCAAAACTACATCTAGGATAGGTAAATCTATACTTAGAATATCTAATGAATATGTTGACAGAAATACCGGAAAAACAAAAACATCTAATATAAGAACAGAACTAATAGGTAAAGAATTAATACAACAATATTGTAAAACAAATAGGTTGCCTGAATCTAATAAAGATTATAATTTTGTACAAAAAACTATGGCGAAAAATTCTGATAATACTTCTCTATTACCACAAAATATTAATACACATAATTTAAGAATTGCCTATTCCATAGAAAATAATATTTATAAAGACTCGAAAATGGCTACATCTATCGTTGAGTCATGGAATGATAGTAAAAAAGTTTTTAGATATATCAATAGAACAACTTTTGTACACGATGATTACCCAATCAATATTGATTGTAGTATAGTTAAGTCATCTACAAAAAATAAAAATTATTTAGTTTCTAACTATACAGTACAAGAAGCTAATTTATTCAATAATCCAGAAGCATATGAAATTGAAATCGAAGTTGACAATACTAAGACTGAAGGTTACACCACTGAAAAATTAGAAACTACTATTATGAAATGCATTAAATATATACTTGCAGGATTACAACAAACCAATTACCCTGTATCTTATCTTCAATTAGAAGAAGTTGGAAAATCATATTTAGCTTTAATTAAAAATACATCCACATATCTAAAACCAAACACTTTTATAGGACCCAATTCGTTTACCTTACAAAAACAAAACATCATTCCTTTAACTAAAAACAATAATATACCAAATATTAATAACAATTATAGCGTAACAGACAAGGCCGATGGACTAAGAAAACTTCTTTATATTCATAGTGATGGAATGATATACTTAATTAATACTAATATGAATATTGAGTTTACTGGCTGTAAAAGTGAAAATAATAAATATTTTAACACTATTATAGACGGAGAGCATATATCCCATAATAAGAATGGAAAATTTATTAATTTATATGCATGTTTCGATATCTACTTTATTAACAAAAAAGATGTAAGATCTAATTCATTTATTAAAACCAATAATGATGATGATGATAAAAAACTTTATAGACTACAATTACTTAATGAAATATTGAATGATCTATTATTAGTAGGAATTACAGGTAAAAGTGTCCCTATTAGAATATCGCCTAAAAAATTTTATGTTTCAAATGATTCTGTATCTATTTTTATGGCATGTAAACAAATTATTGATCTAGATAAAAATAATGGATTTGAATATGAAACAGATGGTCTGATATTCACACCTTGTGATTATGGTGTCGGTTTAACTAAAGAAAATACACAACTTAAATCAACTAAAACTTCTTGGGAATATAGTTTCAAATGGAAGCCCAGTTACTATAATACTATTGATTTTTATATTACAACTAAAAAACTAGAAAATGGAGAAGATGTTATTAAAACTATTTTTGAAAATGGTACAAACACTTCATCAACAGAAAATATACTGCAATATAAAGTAATTATTTTACGTGTTGGTTTTGATGAAAAAAAAGATGGTTATATTAACCCTTGTTTAGATATTATAAATGATAATATACCAAAATTTTACAATACTGATGATAATGATTCTTATAAACCTACACCATTTTATCCTACTAATCCTTATGATTCGAACGCTAATATATGTTATATACCACTTAAAAAAGATAACAATGGTAATCTGCAAATGTTTACAAAAGAAAATGAGATATTCACAGATAATACTATAGTTGAATTCTCATATGACTTATCTAAAGATGGTGCATGGAGATGGATACCATTAAAGGTTAGATGGGATAAAACTGCCGAACTTAAGAATGGTGGCAGAAACTATGGAAATAGTTATAATGTAGCTAATAGCAATTGGCAAACCATACATAATCCTATTACAGAAGAAATGATATCTACTGGTTCGAATATTGATGAAAACATTGACGATATATATTATACTAAATTATATGGAAAATCTAATACAAAAGCTCTTCGTGATTTCCATAATTTATATGTTAAAATGATGTTGATAAAAGGACCATCACAAAGTGGATATACGTTGATTGATTTGGCAGTAGGTAAAGGTGGAGACTTTCCGAAGTGGATTGATTCAAAATTATCATTTATATTTGGTATAGATTTGTCAAAAGATAATATTGAAAACAGAATAGATGGTGCATGTGCAAGATATCTTAACTACAAGAAGAAATTTAAAAATATGCCTGACGTTTTATTTGTTAATGGAAATAGTAGTTTAAACATTAAAAGCGGTGAAGCTATATTGTCTGAAAAAGAAAAAATTATAACTAAAGCGGTATTTGGTATGGGAGAAAAAAGCGAACGGGTATTAGGCAAAGGTGTTGTTAAAAACTATGGAAAAGGTAAAGATGGTTTTGATATCTGTTCTTGTCAATTTGCATTACATTATTTCTTTGAAAATATGGTAGTTCTTTCAAATTTTATACAAAATGTTGCTGATTCTACAAAAATTGGTGGTCATTTTATAGGAACATGCTATGATGGCAATCTAATATTTAATGAATTAAAGTCTTTGTCTATCGGCCAAGGAACATCATTGTTTAAAAATGATCTTAAAATATGGGAAATAATAAAACAATATGAAAATAATGAGTTTAAAGATGATGAAACATCCCTAGGATATTCTATAGATGTCTTTCAAGAAACTATTGGAAAAAGTTTTAAAGAATATCTTGTTAATTTCACATTCTTCAAAAATATAATGGAAAACTATGGATTTGTTTTATTATCTAAAGATGAGGCCAATTCTATAAACTTACCTAATTCAAATGGACTATTTAGTGATTTACATAGTCATATGCAATTAGAAGTTCTTAGTAACAAAGAGTTAAAAAAAAATATAGGTGAATCACTCAAAATGAGCGAAGAAGAAAAGAAAATATCATTCTACAATAGATATTTCATCTTCAAGAAAGAAAGACATGTTGGTAATATTAAATTAGATAAAACTTCTCCTGCTAAAATTAAAATCAAACCTACTAACATTAAAAAATTATCTAAAAGAATAATTATTAAATAGGTAAACAAACATAAATATATACATACATTTAATATATGAGATATTTTATTTTACCTTGCAACATATCCACTATTGAAAAACATAATATTGTTATTGATACCAGTAACAATAATAATATTATATGTTATTCATTGGTGGAAAACTTAAAGAATAATAAAAACAAAATTAATAATTATATTACAGAGTGGGAAAAATGTAAAAAATATACTAATACATATGAATTCATTCATACACAAATACCTTCTAGTAAAATATCTATAAGTAAATATAAACCTATATCTAGATCTTACTTTAAAATGATTGAAATTTTAAATACATTTAAAATAAACAAAAAATTATCTAATTCTATTAATACATTTCATTTAGCCGAGGGACCTGGTGGTTTTATTGAAGCTATTGCAAATACTAGGAAAAATAACTATGATAAATACATTGGTATTACTCTAATGGAAAACAATAGTAATATACCTAATTGGAATAAATGCAAAGATATCATTAAGAAATATTCAAATATATCACTTGAATATGGTAGTGATAATACAGGTGATATACTACTTGCACATAATTTAAAGTATTGTTATGAAAAATATAAAAACAAAATGGATATAGTTACTGCTGATGGTGGTTTTGACTTTTCAATCGATTTTAATAACCAAGAAAAACTTGCATGTAATCTAATTTTTGCAGAAATATGTTTCGCTATACTAACACAAAAATTTGGAGGCTCTTTCATTATTAAATTTTTCGATATTTTTAACTTAGCATCTGTTGATCTTATTTATATTTTATCTTTTTTTTATAAAGATATCACCATTACTAAACCTTGTACTAGCAGAATTGCTAATTCTGAAAAATACATAGTATGTGAAAATTTTAAATATCACGATACACAACCATTTTTTGAGGTATTTTATAATATATTTTTAACTTATGATCTTAAACATGTTTCTATTAACAGATTCTTAAATATCGAAATTCCTCATATTTTTTTAAATAAAATAAAAGAAATAAATTATATATTAGGTCAAATTCAAATAGAAAATATTAATACAACTATTGAATTAATATTAACAGAAAACACTAACGAAAAATGTGAAAATTATGCAAAAAAAAATATTACAAAATGCATTGAATGGTGTAACAAAAATGGTATACCATATAATACCATATAAATATTATCAACACTTAGTTTTGATACAAAATGGTTTAGTATTACTTTTATCCCCCATAAATTTAGCTGCTTTTTGCATAGTATTATATTTTAGTCTAGTTACTCGAGAACTTGAATCTACTGCGCCTTGAACGCCATATTGTTGATTATTTGGTTTATAATATACTTTATTATAAACTCCATTAGTTGTACAGCTTTTTCCTTTGTATAATGAACTTGTCAGTTCTGTGTCGTCCGGCCAATTATATTCTTGGACCACATAATTTTCTGTTGAATCATAATAATTTACACCTGGATACTTACTTATAAATGTATTGCTTTTATAATCTAAATTTCTAGATTGTAAATATGCTGTTGTATTTCCATAATACTTTTTATTTAAAAATGTCACTGAACTTCTTATCTTTGAACCGCCACTAAACGAAATTACATTACCAGTACCTCTTGTGCCTACTGGTCCTCTTGTATTATCTACACTAATACAACCTGATGCATCACGTTTAGGATTTGCTGATATTGATGATGGGCTTACATATTTACCTAGCATCTTAAATTCTGTTCCAATTATGTAATTTGAAGAACACCCTGAACAATCATAATCTTTGCTTGATTTGCTTGTACCTAAACTATTAGTATAACCACGTTTTCGCCATATTTTTAATGGTTTACCACTTTTTGTATACCATGTTGTATTATTTGTACTCTCTAATGTATTAAAATCATTTTTAGGTATATATGTAATTTGCGACATTAATATAATATAATTAAAGAAAATAATTATATTGTATATTACTATAAATGACTACTTGTGATAACGATATCGATTTATTACATAAATTTATTAAATCTACTGACACTCCACTAAAAACTCCTTTACCCGACGATATGCTTGTTCATCTATATGTTGCCGGTATTAGTTGTCTTATGCTTATAGTTCTAGTTAATATACATAGATCTTTATAACTTTCTTTTGTTTTTATTACCTTCTACTACTACATATAAAACACCGCTTGAGGCCAAAGAACTTACTATTCCTACATATAAAAAGAAAGGTAATAAAACTATTACCCAAGAAACATTTCTATATCCATATTTACATAACGTATTTAGTATCCATGTCCAAAATAAAATGTAAAATAATTGCAGTATAAAAGCAGTTGTCTTACTTACCGCACTACATTCATATTTACCCATGCAAAATGAACCATCGTTGTGTGTTAAATTCTGAAGACCTAAAACCATTAATCCCATCATTGCAACTAATAAATATAACATAGCCGGCTCACACATTAACCTTCTGCGAATTATCGGTCCTTTTTTTGGCGAAAATCTCTTTTTAGGTGGCATTATATAAATATTGTTAGAAAATAATTAATTTGATTTGAATACCCCAAATGATATTAAAAATAAAAAAACTAAAATTAAAAATATAAATGGAAACAATACTAAAAACCATGCTATCTTAATATACCCTCTATTGCATAAAATATTCAATATCCATGTCCACACTATTATATAAATAAATTTTATTATAAACGCTAATGGTTTATCTACACTATTACATTCATAATCACCTACACAATATGATTTAGTTGTTAAATTCTGATATATTAAACCTAAATACCCTAAAATTGATAAAACTAAATAAAGTAATGCAGGAGAACATAATTCTTCGCTTCTCATATAATCTATACAAACATATTATATTGGTTGTTTGTATATACTTGAAGGTAATTCTATATCATCCGTTCCTGTTACCTTGTGTATTACATAATTTATTCTATCATTTATAGGATCTAAAACAAAACTATAGGGTCTATTATATGAAGGTAAAACTAATGACATTATAATACATGCTATTATAGTTATAATAAAAAAAATCATTAGATTTTTAATCATTATATATTAATTTTAGAAAATTATTATTCTATATCTACATGTGTAAGGAAATGCCTACGGCAACACATATTATATAACTCTAATTTATCCATCATCAAACCTTCTGGTGTTTTCTCTACATTCTCATTTGTCAAGTATATTACCTTATTTTCATCCAAATTTTTTTTTACTTTCTCTTTTCTCACATTTATTTTGTAATACTCATACTTATCTGCCAATACGTTTCCACAAGTAAAACACTTAATCGGGATAATCATTCTATATATCAAATATAGATATATTATTTAATTCAATTTATATTAATTTATCGTAGCAATATATCTATTATTAAAATCACCTCCTCTAAAAGTTCCACCCTTTTTAACTATACTTGATTTATATATTATTAAATAACTTGTAGTAAGCATTATGAAAACTATGATAACTATTATTTCAAGTAAATTATCACTAAATGACATAACACCCTCTACTATTGCTTGTAATAACTTTGGTTGTGTACCCAACACTATTATTACTAATACTAAAATTGCTATAGGTAATGATACTTCCATATATATATACCATTACAAAATTACATTTCTTCTAAACATATACCTATTGTTGTTTTATGCTTTTTATGTAATACCTTGTTCTTCGTGACACCCTTATGACATTTATTACATATACTCATCAAATTACCTGCATGATTCTTTTTAAATCCTTCTATAAATCCATTCTCATCTGCTATCTCTTGTGGATACATATGATGTATTTCTGTTCCCGGATCCCCACACATCTCACATTTACCTATTAATTTATCACTATTGTATCGACTTTGTGTCATCGATAAAACATCCTTTTCTTTTGGGTTGTATTTTATACGTATCTCATGTGCCCTTTTCAAAAAATCCTCAGGCATCGAAAGCGACTTACAGACCTCTAAACCATAATTACTATTACCTGGTCCATCCTTCAATATTCTATCATAAATCAACACATCGCCCGCTTGATCATACCTCACCGTCATATGTTTTAAACATAGCTTGTTTAGATCTTTTATTTCACTTCTATCTGTTATCTCGTGGAAATGTGTGGCGAAAATAAATGACGCTCCTTTGTTATGCAAATCTGTTACACCTGATATAAATATCGCCGTTGCCGACTCTGTCTCTGTTCCCGAACACAACTCATCTCCTAATATTAAACTATTCTCATCTGCATATTTTAATATAGTCCTCAACTCCGACATCTCAACCGCAAAAGTCGACAATCCTTTGAATATATTATCATTACCTAATATCCTAGTGAATATCTGTGTGTATGGTGAATAATCCATCTCCCTACATGGCACATACAAACCTGCCTGTGCCATTATTATACAAATACCCAGTGATCTTATCAAACTCGTTTTACCCACCGCATTCGTACCATAAATAAGCACTCCATCCTTTTCTTTGCCTAATTCCACATCATTCGACACATATAATTCTCTCGTGTTCAGCTCCTCAATCAAAAGATGCCTCAAACCCTTACAACTAAAGTATGCTTTTTTGTGTTCCCGGATCAATGGCCTACATAGCTTGTAGCTCGTCGCCACATAAAC